TAACTATCCTTATGGTCAATCAGATGAGATCGCTCAATTAGAGAAGAACTTCTATAGCTACCAAGCTGGTTACTTAAAGCATTTATATCGTATGGTTGGATATAATGAGAACTTTGAATCATGGGTGTCTACTGGTACAACTTATGATGTGTTCTACATTAAGTTTAACAACTATGATAAGTCTGCTTATCAGTGGGGTGATTACATCATGGAAGATTCAACAGTAATTATTGCAGCTCCACAATCTGTATCTACAGGTATTCAAACTGTTTTAGCTGCTGCGTTAGGAACTCCTACGTCTTACTAGTATTCCAATCGGAAAATAAACAATCAAATAACCTATGCCAGAGGGTGAGAGGATTATCTCAAGTCCTCTGGCATTTTTATTTTATAAAACATGGCAGACTTGAAATTGGATATATTAGTAATGAATACCTATAATACGTTTACGTTAGGTATTGCTGATATATCAACGTATCCTACTAATCCTCCAGTAGTAAGTTCTCCTACTATTGAAATCACAATGCCTGGTTTCTTACCAGTTGCTTTACCTTTTACTGTTGAAGACTTTAATGTTTTCAACTCTACGACATTAGAATTAACTCCTGTAGGAGCTGATTTAATACCACTTCCTGATGGAGTGTATTTCTTAAAATATTCTGTTGCTCCTGCATACGAAAACTATGTAGAAAAAAATATCATGCGTGTGGATCAAATTCAAGAGAAGTTTGATAATGCTTTTATGAAGCTAGATATGATGCAGTGTGATATGGCTATTAAGACTCAAGCTAAAGTGCAATTAAATAGTATTTGGTATATGATTCAAGGATCTATTGCTGCTGCTAATAACTGTGCTATAGCTACAGCTAATAAGCTATATACACAAGCTAACACTATGTTAGACAACTTCATCAGAAATAACTGTGGATGTACTGGTAATAACTATATAATTAATTTCTCTTAATATGGCTAATTGTAAAAGATGTCAAGTGCAAGTTGGATGCGGATGTCAATTAACTAATGGATATTGCTCAGCTTGTAATTATGCTGTCAAGCAAGAAGAAGCACAGGCAGCTGTAAATAAGTAATAAAATGTTAACACCAAGACTTGTTAATTGTATTTATTGTGCTAGTATCCCTGTGTTACTGGCTGATATTGATTGTAAGCTAACAGACTTAGCTAACCTTCAGTATAGTAATATTGTGTTTGCTTTGAACACATATATACCAGGAGAAGTAATTGCTGATCTATTACATTACAAGCAGATATTAACATATAAGGTTTGTAACCCTGATTATGCTAAACCATTCACTGTAGAGATGATAGCCAGCAGAGTAAAAATTTTAATTCATAAATAAGAAGAAAATGTCTTGTACAAATTGCTATACGGGGTGTGTTGAAATTACACCTGATAAATGTGTTAGATATACAGGAGAAAATAGTGTGCCACTGGGAATCGAAACTGGTGATACTTTATTGGCTGTAGAACAAACACTTATTGAAAATGTTGTATCGTTTCTAAATGGAACAGGTATTGATATTACAATTGCTCCAGGAGACTATTGTGCTCTTGTTACGTCTTACTTACCAGTAGGTGTAACTCCTAATTCTGTTCAGTTATTTACAGCATTAGTGAAAGCTGCTTGTAATTTACAAACACAAATCACAGGTATTAATGCTACACTCACTACATTAAACGCTGATTATACAATTGGTTGTTTAACTGGTGTTACAGCTTCTTCTGATACTCATGCTATTGTACAAGCAGTTATTAACAAAGCTTGCTCAACAGCAACAGATTTAACAGCATTAGCTTTAGATGTATCTACAAACTATGTTAAGCTTTCTCAGTTAAATACTCTTATTGCTGCATATCTTTCTTCAATCACTCCAGGAGCTGTACAGTTTAAAGACAGAATGGTTCCTTTTAGTGTTGTTGAATACTATGGTCCATTAACAAACTTTGATAACACTGGTAAGGGCTTAACTAATCAAGGCTTTACAGATATCTATTTATGTAACGGTAACAATGGTACTCCTGATAAAAGAGGTAGAGTTGGTGTAGGTGCTATTGTTGGTGTTCCTGGAGGAGCATTGCCTGCTGCCACTAACCCAGATACTCCTGGTAATCCTGACTACAATATTTTAACTGTAGCAGGTTCTAACGTAGTTACATTAACACCTGCACAGATTCCTACTCACACGCACGTAGCTACTGCAGCAGTTACTGAAGTTCCTCACTTCCATTATGTGGTTGCCGATACTATTAATACAACTCCTGATGATAATGTTAGTGCAACAACTCAAGTAGCAAGAGCTAGAGATGCAAATGCTGATTTTAAATATAGTTTAGCTCCTTCAACATCAGTGGCAACGGTAGGTAAAAGTGAACCAAAAACTACAGGTGTCACTGTAACTGTAACTAATGCTAATACAGGTGATGGTGCATCTCATACTAATATTCAACCAGTGTTAGCTTGTTATTACATTCAGTACAGACCTTCTTAATTAATAACTCATGAGCTTAAATTGTCTTCCAGGCACTCCGTGCTATGATGCATATTATCATCCTTCAGGAGATTGTGGATGTGGTCCATGTATAATTGATACAGCTAATGTAGTTTATTATGGTCCTAATCTTCCAAACTCAGGAGGTAACAACAAAGATCCATTAAATACTATTCTTCAGAAACTAGATAATTCTTTAGATGCGGCAACACTAGCAAGTGAGATAATTGATGCTATTGCAGCTACTCCTGCATTAAAAGTTAAGTTCTGTACATTAGTGAATAATTGCTAATAGAAACCAATGATTGTACAAATAATACTAACGACAGCTGGTGCTAACACTGGACCTAACTTTGATCTATATTCTAATGTAGATAGTTATACTGTTCCATTTGAAACAAGTGTACCTAAAGCAGCTCTTATTGCAGGGTATGTAAGTAATGTTGTTCCAAATGGTACTACTATCGTTCGTGTTGTTTCTTTTGGTACATGTAATACATCAGTTGATATTAATGTATTATTGTTACCTGTAACTACAACCACAACAACTACGTGGCCTGTACCTATTACAACAAGTACTACAACTAGTACAACTTCTACTACTACAAGTACAACTAGCACTACTTCTACTACTTCTACTACTTCTACTACTACTTCTACTACTTCTACTACTTCTACAACAAGTACTACTTCTACAACTAGTACAACAACAAGTACATCTACTAGCACAACGACAACCACAACAACAGAAGCACCTACTACCACTACAACCACCACACCTGCACCAGCTACTACAACCACCACTACAACACCTGCACCAGGCACAACAACTACAACTACTACAACAGAAGATCCTGGTGCATATTGGAATACTGAGTACTGTATAGGAAGTCCTCCATATCCTGTAGTTTTAGTAAGTTCTTCTGCTGTTGCTGGACAAGTTGTTTATGGTGGTTCAACATTAGATAGTTGTGCTACATTAACTACTCCTTATATAGGTACCCCTCCATCTTATGTTGATAGAAGAACATACCCATTATATCCTACTTGTACTGATTGTAATGGTTTACTTAGAAGATACTACTTTTTATCTAGATGTGATACAGGAGCAAGTGCTTACAGTATTGCAAATTGGTGGCCTACTGTTAGATATAGCGTAGGTGATAGAGTACAAACTGCTGGAGGAATTTTATATATTGTCACTGGTGTTACAGAAACCAGCCCAGGTAATGATGGTATTGAGATTTTTAGCACTGGTCAAACAGGATGTCCTTCTACCACAACAACAACTACTACTACAGAACCTCCTGTTGTATATTGTTATAAAATAACAACTATACAAAGTCCTGGTGGTGAATGTTTTAATTGTCCTGGTTATTTCCAAAGTACATCAGATACAATTATAGAATTCTTTGATGGTTGTAATGGAACTCAAATATTACCTCCAGTTGATATAAATGTAATTGCATATTATAGCAATAGTTCAACACAAAATACGTTTATAACTGCTGGACAGACTGGTAGTTTAATAATTGCCACAAGTAATATTCAGTGTGCACCACTACCTCAATGTGGTGGAATCGCAAGTCCAACATTTGAATATGCTACTGTAACACCTGTAACAGGAACTGTTAGTGTATGTTGTGGAAATCAAACAACTACTACCACTACCACAATCATACAAGAATGGTATTTGGTAACTAATTGTAATGGAGGTGGAACAGATTCTTCTTCTACTCCATATGCTCCTGATACTTTCAATCTTAATGATAGAGTTACAGCTTCAGGTAATACTTATACAATTACTGGTATTGTAAACTATAATCCAGGTGGTTCACTTATTCTTGCAGCTACTGGCTTGACTGGTTGTCCTTCTACTACGACTACAACAACTACAGCTGCTCCTACATTAGAGTGGTACACTATAACTAGTTGTCTTACAGGTTTAACTGATACTTCTACATCATATGCTGTAGATACGTATAACATTAATGATAGAGTTGGAGCCAATGGATTCTTTTGGAAAGTTACAGGTATTACAAATTATAACCCAGGAGGATCAAACTTTGAGCTTACGTCTACTGGATTAAGTGGTTGTCCTTTTAATGGATGTATTAAGTGGACTAATGAGTTTGATTACGATCAACCTGTTACATGTACTGACCCTTCAGGAACTTCTTCAGGAACTGATGTTTATTATGAATTAACTGCTTCCTTATTTGAACTAGATGGTGTAACTCCTAAAAACGCTCCTTTTGGTGGAGTGTTAGTAACATTTGACGCAGCAGGAACTGGTCCTTGTATACCTAGTGGGGGTACATATACAGTAACAATTCTTGAGGGTAATAACAGTGTAGTGGCTCCATATCAGCAAACTAACTATAGTGAATGTGGGTTTGGTTGTAGTTATAATACTTTCACTCCGTTCCAATTTGCGTACACTAATTACCCATACGTAAATGAATGTCCAGAATAGTGTAATTTAAAGAGACAAAAAACTCTGTTTGTTGGTTTACAGAGTTTCTCCCAGGGTGCAATGTGCTCTGGGAGTTTTCATTTCTAATTAACTTGATTAACCTATATAATTAATTCTGTTACAATAGTTTGGTAAATACGGAAATTAATTTTTATATTTAGGACAATTTAACTAAACTA